CCGTTCGTCAAGTGGTTTAGTCTCACCACATTTACTACAAATTCTTTCCGTATTGTTTTTTTGCTCGCTTAAGTTCTTTGAGTTCTTCTTTAATTTCTTTATATGCTGCGGTAGCATCAATTTTGTTGCCCATTTCAAGAGCAATGATGATGTCCACTCTTGTGCCAAAGTGTGCAAGTGCTTTTTCAAAGTCATCAAGTTCATACATTAGTAACTTCCTCTAAATCTTTTACGTCTTTCAAATAATCCCAGTTCCATGTTCTAGAAATAATATCAACATCAAACCCAAACTTATATGCCCAGAACAAAATACCCAATAAAGTTCCACTACCAGAAGTGATTTGAATATAAGGCCAAGACGCAGAATCGTTCCAACTTACAGACACTTGAAGTAGACTTCTACGCTTGATGTTTAGAATCTGAACATAATACTCGTGTCCAAAGTCATATCGATGTTTTAATTGAATTAAATTCATTTGTTTAGATCGGGGTGAGGAGCGTACAATGGTCCTTTATAATTTCGGTTTTCATTCACTTTTTTTACAGTTTTATGCAACTGTTTGAGTGCTTCAATCGTCTCAGGAGTCTCTTCCCAAGTCCACTGATTGTTAGATTTATCTTTGTAAGTTCTTTCAGTCATTTTTAATCCCAAGAAATATTTTCAAGAAGAACACCAGGCATTACATAACTCCAACCATTACCACCAACTTTATATTCCCACTTATACTCACGTTTGTTATAATTATCCCAAGTCATATATCCTTTCTCTTTATCAAATCGACCTTTAATAGTCAATTTCCATTTATTAGAAAAGATGTTACGGGTTCGGAGAGAACCACCAGTTTCACGAGTTTCTACAACTTTACATATGTCCTGATAAGTTTGAAGCCCAGTCTCTAAGATGCAAGGGGTTTCATACACAAATGGTTTGTATATTTTGGGTGGTTTTGGTGCGGTTTGTGCAAATGTTGGTGTAGTCAAGAACAGAGATGCAAGAATCAGAAATTTTTTCATAAAAATTAAGGGTTAAAAAAGAAAACTTGATTTATTCGATATTTGTTACCAAAATAATCATCATTACAAATGTTCATTCCATGCAAAAACTTGAGTCCATCAAATAATACTAATCTGTTAAACTTTGGTTTTATTGTATGAATTAATTTATAATTACTTTTACTTTTCCAAGGTTGATAATGTTCTGGATAATTTAAAGGTTCTGTATTCGAAGTTAAACTTTCATATAGGTTAGTACCAGATTCTACATCATTTTTATTCAAATAAACGATACCATTGTAACCAAAATCAATATGAGGCCACCAATAATTGTTTTGATAGTCATTGAAACTATTTTTTTTAAATCGAATGCAATTTGTAAGCACAGAATTTTTATTTAAATTTGGTTTTTGTCCACAAATATTGCTCAAAAAATCATAAACTTTGATAATTTTTTGAGATGAAAATGAATGTCTCCTATCATCAAAATGTATTTGATTAAAAGATGGTTTTTCATTCTCTTTATGGATTCGTGGATCTACACTTGAAAAAAGTTCTAAAACTAAATCTACATCTTTATAAAAGTTGTCGATGATATAAATTGGCGATCCGTTTATTATTTTTTCTTCGACAGTAAAATCAAAATTAATTTCAAACATAATCTTGTATTATACCACTTTTAAAATGCAAGCGCAAGCGAGGCCATGTTTCCCAACTTCCTTCCCACATTTCCGGATATACTTCAATATACTTTGTAATATTGCATGGTTGATATTTACCATGCACACCAGTTGGAATCCATTCATGGTTTAACCACTTTTTGTCTGAATCATACTTAGGATGACCTTCTTCATATATTTCAAGTGTGTGACAACCAACATAACTTGAATACCACAATACACCATTGGGATCTAACCAGTAGTGAGTCATTGTGCCACCAATACCATCTTCAATGTCTTTGGTTTGGCACACCACATTTGTAAACTGCTCGCCCAAATCATATGATGAACGAAAATAATCAAACATTCCCATTAATCGTAGGTGTTTTGCTCTTGATTCAATCTATCTAGGTGGTGATAGATAGTTGCCTTAGAGTACTTAAATTCTCTGAATCGTTGGGGATTGTTCTGTTCCATTTTAGTCAAAAGATTAATCCATTGATAGCGACTATCCACCACCCAACCATAGCGGCGCTCATCATGCATCAAATCAAAAATAGAAATCATTGTTTGTAAAGTAGATTGTGGTAGAATAGAATCTCGGGGTTTTCTAGATCTTTACATCTAGGATAGTAGATACCGTCACGATAGCAAGCATCTGCTGGATTCTGCTTCTCAAATTTGACAACCTGTGCTGATGGTTCTCTGAAATTGCACAGTTCTCCCTGCATTCTTACAAAATTGTCAAAACATAATCCACCCACAAAAGGTGCGATTGCACTTAGTTGCCACATCCAGAGTTCTAACATTAGCGTTTGATTACAGAGACAGCAGGTTGACCTTGATGGAAGATAGTATCCACAACCGCTTGAACTTTGCGGGAGGTGCTAATACCTACATTATCATACACAGGCACACAAACCAATCCAAATGTCTTGGATTTGTCACCCAATCGAATTACACGGCCGATGGTCTGACTGATACCAATATAGTCCATGTTTCGCATGAACAACACTGCTTCAAGACCGTTGACGTTGATACCTTCGGACAGGATGCTATGATGCATGACAACAAACTTCTTAGAAGAATCTTTACCCCATGCATTGAGAGTGTCAAAAAACTGCTCACGATTGACCTTCTGACCATCAATCACAGCACCAGTCTTCGATGTAATCATCATCCAAGAATATCCGCGCATCTGTAGTTGCACACAGAAATCAGATTCTGATACCAGACCGATGATCTGTTTGGTGGTGCGAGCACAAATCAGAATCTTCTGAACACCTTGCTCGTCGATTGTCTCGATCAGATTGTCAGAATCGCGGGAAAAGATCACCTGCTTACCCTTAACCATCGGCAGTTGCTTGACAACAACCTTCGGAGGAAGAATATAACCCTGCTCCACCAGTTCAGGTGCAGGAACCTGACAAATCACTTGGCCATAGACTTCAGGCATGTTCATGCCTGGTTTAGAAATGGTAGCGGAATGTTTGGGAGTGGCCGTAAAGAAATAGCAGCGGTCAGCATGAGCAGCGAAGTGCTCAGTTGCAGGGAAAAAGTTACGCTTGACGCTATTATGTGCTTCATCGAAGTAGATCGTATCGACAGCAATACCTGCCTCTTGAATACGATTCAAAGAGTTGTAGGTGGTGAAGATCAGTTTGTGTTTGGGAGCATCAGGATTAAATGCGCCACTTACAATCGAATCCCACCACTGAATCTCAGAAGGTTTAGTAGTAGAATAGTGGTGAGTTTCACCACTATGGACGTGCATCACAGCAACATTGCTGATATGCTCAAGAAATTCACTAGACAGCTGCTCTGCCAGTAAGATGCGCGGCGCACAGACTACAACAGTCTTGGCAGTTTCTGATTGAAACAAGCGCAGAACATCATAGATCATTTTTAGGGTCTTCCCACCGCCAGTGGGCACAATAATCTGACCTTTCTTATACTTCTGCATCGCAGCAACAGCGCGGTGTTGATGTGGGCGGAGCGTGATCATGAATTGCGTTTCAATATGGCCATTATACAACAAAAAGGGGTCCGTGTGGACCCCCCTGTGACAGTTATGAAATTGTCACACTGCCGCGCCGCAGGTAACTTTTTCAACAATTTCAGTCAAAATAACGTGACGAAACTCTACGTTTTGCTTTCGCAAACCATCGCAACAGTTTTTGAAAGTATATTCTTCATCATTATAGACAAAGACGCGATCTTTGTCTTGATATGCCTTCTCATGAAGAAGAACTGCTTGCTTTGCTTCTTCGTAGGTTTCAACACCGTTGCACATCATGTAGAACAGATGTTGAACAGTACTCTTGCGCTTCAAAGCTTTTTCGGGCAGTAGATTTTCATCAATCATCTTATCAACATATTGAGAAAGATCGCTGAATACTTCAAGATAATATTGTTCATCTTCTTCAGTCAAGAAGACGCTTTTATAGAGTTTATCCATCGAAGATTTGGCAACAGATGAATAAGTTGCTTCACCAGTTTGCTGATCAATATCAATCGCTTGATAAACCAGATCAAGAGTTTCTGCAATCCAATTATCACCAATCAGGCGCTTCTTGTAATTGTCAAACATTTTATCCAGAAGTGAGGCAATTTCATATCGAATTGTGCGAACATAGTCTGCCCAAGGAGTATTCATAGCGTTACGAAGTTCTTGAGCATTCAGAGGAACACCACTATTCACATTGGTGAACACTTCGGAAAGACCTTCATAACAGATTTGAGTGTACTCGCTAACAATACACTTGCGTTCCTTGATTACTTTCTGTACATCATCGGGAAGATCCGAAAACTTGTTGTTCTTGCCACGCTTTACAACAAATTTGCTAATAGTGGCATCATTCACATCTTTGATGTACTCATATTCTCCTTCAGGAATTCCATATTCATCATTGAAGAGAGACATGGTGAAAGACAAACGATTGTTTCCATCCAGAACAATGTACTCATAAAGATTGTCGATCAGGTGAGTAAAATACTCATTTGCTCGATCTTCAGGTTTGTGCTTAATAATCTTATTCAGCGCAGATTTAATATCCACAAGAACAAAAGAACCTTCAACTCGATTCATCAAGATCGAACAGAAGAACTTTTTCTTATCTGCAGAAGACCAAGCTTCGGGGCGTTGAAATTGTTCAGGAGCAATGAACTTGTTATACTTGTAGAGAGCGTAAGCAAGTTCAATAACGTTAAGATCGCGCTTAACGGGGAAAAGAGAATTAGTCATGGTTTTTTAAGTAAGGTATGTTTTTGCATTCTGCTCCAAGAGTTAGGAGGAGATTGCTGAATCGAGAGCAGTTCTCGATTACTTGGCTAATTTAGGATAATTTCTCTGGTCTGTCAACCCCTTTTACAATTTGTTATGGTTTCAAGACCTTAAAGATGTCCCATCGAACCGGACAAAGCAGAGTCTACAGGGTTTTACCTTGTTCTGTCAAGTACCACAGATATTCTTCATACAACACTTCTTCCATTTGCATCGCTTGAATCTCCCATGGTTGTTCTTCATAATCAAGATCAGAACAATCAATACCCTTCCACAGTCTCTTTTGACCTTTATCACGCAAAGCTCCTTTGACATGTTGATATACATGCCAGAGTTCATGTAGAAGCGTTTTGGTGTAATGTTCTGGTGTCATGAAGTTGTGCATCTCAATCTCAAATGCACGAGGACGATGATCATAATCCATCACAGAACACCATCCATAAACACCTTCACGATATAGACCACGATGATTGACAATAATGTCCAGTTTGTGACGAGGAAGATGTTTCCCAATAAACCAATTCACAACACGCTCACAACGGCGTTTGGAATAGTTGTAACCAGAAGTTTCAAGAAAGAGCATAATTCAGCACCGATTGAGTTACTTTAACACCCCAGTGCATTAGGTTCACAAATGCACCGATAAAGACCAGTTTTTCGGTTAAAGACAGTCGCATGGACTCCTGCTATCTGAAGCCATTATAAAACCCCTCAGAGCGCCTCTGAGGGGTCATGTGGACAGTTTAAATTTTGTCCCTTACTGATGGTAATCCCAAATATTGTCTTTTGTCATATAATTCATGCGTAAATGGTCCATCCGCATTTACATAATGTAAAAATGATTGTAAGTACCATTTTTGGGTGAATGGTTCTCTCCAATGCCAAACGTTGCATCCGTCGTATACACAAAGATCTCCTGGTTCAAGTAAAACTTCCTGAATATCATCTTCTTCACCACTTTTACTAAAAATAAATCGGATTAATTTTTTCTCCGTCAGGAACTGCAATAGTTAAGGTTGCTGAAAATTCGCAGGAGGGACGATCTCTATGTTTTTTCAATTCATCTCCTCTTCCATAAAGTCTTGTATATGAATATGTTGGGAGTAATTTGAATCCAATAATTTTTCCAATTTCTTCTTTGGCATTATTAAGGATCGTATCCATTAAAGGATCGCCATAAATGCAATAACTATTTGAAGCTTGTGTATCACCTAATTCTGAAATTCCAGATTTAATTCTTGTAAAGAAATATGATTCTATAAATTTTGCAAAATCTTTATCTATAAAATTGCGAATTATTATGTAACCTTGCTTTTTTCCTAATTCTTTTGTGTCCATATTTACCTCACTTAAATGCTGGTCCATGTGCCCATACAACAAGAGAATATCTTTCTCCTTTTGTAACAGGGGTTACTTCATGTAATGTATATGATGGAAAACAAACTATCATTCCCTTTTCTTTATCAACAGTAATTGGTTCATGTCCGTTGTATAATTTAAGTTCTCCACCCTCGTAATCTTTTGGATCGGAAAGTTGCACGACTAGACTTAATTTTCTGTTGTGTGGAACTGACCAATTTAAAGGATCTGTATGTTGTTTATACATACCATTTTCTTCAGAATTATAATATGTAAATTGAAGTCTTTCAATCATGTTCAAATCATATTGAAAATATTTTTCATTATGATCATTTATAAGATATGCTAATTTTTCAAACAACCAGGCAGTAGAA